GTTACAGAGAGGTGTGTATCTATCTATCTATTATTAATCTAACATAAGACTTAATAAAGAAATTATATATACAGATAAAAAAATAGGATTTGATGTTAATAAATTAGATAAATCACTTTTACTATTAAAATAATACTCATCAACAGCTTCAGTATATAGAAGTTTTTTAGGATCATCCATTGATCTATTAGAACTAATAATATCTATTAACATATTAGTTAATGTATTTGCATTATTATAATACATAAATGAATATACTTTCATTACATCTAATAAATTAATAGATTCAGCTACAATTGTTATATGTGTATTTATTTGTGTAACTATTTTATTTAAATTAGTAGTTGAAAATACTGTACTTGGATATAAATTAAGTGTAGAAACTAAATTAAGTAATGTTTGGTATTTATCTTTATGTTCATTTAATATTACTAATATTGTTTCTAATGGTACTGAACTATATGGTATTTCTTCAGTAGTATATTGATTTTCATTTTTACTTGGTGCGTTATAATTATTAAACATTGTAACCTCCTTTTTAATTATCCATACCAAACACAATAACCATTATTTCTTAGATCTTCTGCAATTTCTTTTTCTTTAGATTCTGCATCATTAAAAGTCATAGGGTTAAATTTTTCATATAAATTAGGTAATAACTTTATACCATATTTTTGTACATAAGTATTAGATTTTATACCTAATTTATGCTTATTAAATCTAGCATTAGGTTCTAATCCAGTCATACCTACATAAACACATGGTTTACCTTTAATATATTTAGGATTTGCATCCATAAATTTTTTAATCTTTAATACCTCTTTAGATAATTCTACTACATAAACATTATGATGCAATTTTTTATTTTCTAAAGCCATATTGAACAATTTCATAATAGTCACATTTTTGTGTTTTTTTAACCACAATATTTCCATAAATATTAAAAAATTAATTACGTTAATACTCTGGTAATATATATTTTTTTAAAAGGTGAATCAAAATGAAAGTTAAAATTATAAATGAGTATAGCGATAGCAATGCAATAACATTTGAAATAACTGCTAGTAGATCTTTTTGGAATGAATTTATAGTAAATACAATTAATATTAAAAATAGCAATTATTTATGTACAAATGATTATAAAACAACACAACCTAATAAAAGTAATTTTGATATTGATACTCCTGATGAAATTATAATTGCTTTTATTAATTGTTGGGGGTTATATAAAAATGATCCATATAAATTAATGCTATGTGTACCAGATGGTTTCTTAGAAAAAAGAATAATAACTATAAATATTAATACCGTAATAAAAATATTCAGTGGAGTAATAAATTTTAATCATAAATATTGGGATGATTTTATTTATCAATTTAAAAATGAACTAAATATATATACTAATATTAAGGAAAAAATAAATGAAACAAATGTTTAAGACAAGTCCAGCGTTTAAAGAAATAGATGCTTTTAAAATTATGTATAATGTAGGTTGTTTATTAGATATACCTACAGGAACGTATATAAAGGGTGCTCATGGAGAAAGTATACTGAATGGAGGTCTTGGTGTACTGACAGCTATAGCGGGACGTGGAAACACCTTTAAATCAACTTTAGCACACTATATGGTGATGTCAGCTGTTGATAAAATTGTAGCTTCTGGTTACAAACCATATATAAACACTTATGATACAGAAATGAATTTTTCTATTGATAGATTAGAAAATTTTACTAATAATTTTGATTATCTAAAAGGCTTAGATATTTTTAATAATGGTATATGGACTATTACCGATAAAACTAAACACATGGGTAATGAATGGTATACTTTATTAAGAGATTTTTTAAAAAATGACAAGTTAAAAAATAAAAAAGAATATACTGTAGATACACCTTTTATCTCACCTAAAGGTGAAATTATAAAAACTATATTTCCGTCATTTGGAGAAATAGATAGTATGTCAGAATTTGAAACATCAGATATACAAGAAATACAAAATAAAAATGAATTAGGTGAATCTGGTGGTAATACTATACATATGAGACTAGGACTTGCTAAAACTAGATTACTTATGGAATTACCATCATTATGTAATAATATAGGTCACTATATGGTGATGACTGCTCATTTAGGTCAAGATACATCTATTCAACAAAGTCAATATTCTACACCTGCTAAAAAATTACAGTACATGAGAATGGGTGAAAAAATAAAAGGTGTTACAGATAAATTCTTTTTCTTACCTAATTTGTTTTGGCAAACAGTTTCTAGTTCTTCTTTAAATAATCAGTCAACTAAAGGTCCTGAGTATCCTAAATTAAAAGGTAATCAAGAAGAAGGAAGTCATGATCTTAACATTATAACTATTAGACAACTACGTAATAAGTCAGGTCCATCTGGTACAGTATTATCTATTATTGTTTCACAAAGTGAAGGTATATTACCATCTCTTACTGAATTTCACTATATTAAAGAAAATGATAGATTTGGATTAGATGGTTCTAATCTAAGTTACAATTTAGTATTATACCCAGAAGTTAAATTAAGTAGAACTACTGTAAGAAATCTTATAGATTCTGATTATAAACTAAGAAGAGCTATTAAGATTACTGCTGATTTATTACAAATGACTCAACTATGGAGAGCAAATGGTATGTCAGTACCTACACCAAATGAATTATATAATAAGTTAAAAGATAAATATGATTGGAATATTTTATTAGAAACTAGAGATTGGTGGACATTTAATAATGATAAAATAGAAAAAAAGTTTCTTAGTACTATGGATTTAATAAATATGTATAATGATACATATGTACCTTATTGGTTAAATAAACAAAAAAAATAAAAGTAAAGAATAAACCAGCCTTAGCTTTATTGGCTAAGGTTGGTTTATTTTATTACCAACAGGCCGGTGCTTCTTTAGCACCAACTGTATTACATTTAGGAAGATATTTTTCAATCTCCATAAATCTTACATCTGCTTCTGCTTCTTCAACGGAAGAAGCAGATGTTTGTTGGTTGGATGAATAACACCCACTAACCAATAAACAAATTATTAATAATAATTTTTTCATTTTGATTCTCCTTGGGATTTCTAACCTACATATCACCTAAACGATATGTTAGGTAATACATAGGTTAGTACATATTATATATATGTAACTGAAATAAAATCAAATGCATATAAAAAAAAAATAACCACTACACTTTTTAGATGTAATGGTTATTTGACATATGTTAAATTGGTTGTTTTACCCATTGCGAAATGTCACCATTGAATATACTGTAATAAAACATACAATGCATATTTGTAACATTAGATACATTCCATTGCGAAATGTCACCATTAAATATGCTATTATAAAACATATATTTCATAACAGTAACATTAGATACATTCCATTGCGAAATGTCACCATTGAATATACTGTAATAAAACATACAATGCATATTTGTAACATTGGAAACATTCCACTGCGAAATGTCACCATTGAATTTACTAAGTTCAAACATAGATGCCATGTTTGTAACATTGGAAACATTCCATTGCGAAATGTCACCATTGAATTTGTTATCATAAAACAAAAACGACATGTCAGTTATACCTGACACATCAAGATAATTTAGATTAGCATTAACTGATGAGCTTTCAATAATTTCCATCAGTTCTTCTTTTGTAGAAACTACTACTGTTTGTTTTGTGTTCATTTTGTTTCTCCTTAAAAATGTTAACCTATATACCACCTAAACAATATGTTAGATGTAATACATAAGCTAGTACATGTTATATATAAGTAACTGAAATAAAATCAAATATAAAAAAATATATATGGTAGAGAGTAACACTTTTTATTATGTATATGTTACTTACTTATAAACAAATATGAATTAATTTTATTTGTGCTCATTTTGTTTTTCCTTAAGTTTCATGTAACTACTATATTGTTACAATATAGTAGTTACATGTTCTAACTTTAAACTTTTATTTTTAAAATTTCTTCATTGTATTTTTCTTCAGTCATATTAATACTTTCTTTATTAATAATTTTAAATTTTTCTAATAATTTAATTCTTCTTTTTTTATTAGTACAATTATATATTAAATCTATATTTGCAATTACTTTTTTCTTTGTACGTTCACTTAACATTTTTAATGAATCTCCCAAAAAATACTAACTTATGTACTACTACACGGTATGTGTAATATGAAAGTTACATAAATTAGTACATATTATATATATATAGTTATTTAAAAATCCAAATAATCAGTATTAGAAACACTATTAATAACATTATTACTAACATTGGAATCAGATAAAATGTTATATCTTTGTAAAATATTAAACCATGTTCTTTCATATTCTTTATTAACTATAAAAGTAAATTCATTACTCTTATTATGAAGTTCTTTATTAATATAATTAGTGCCTTCTACTGGCAAATTATTATTATACATTTTATATCTAGTAAAAATATTATTAAGATTATTATTAACATTAGCTAACATAATATTATTAATATCTAAAATAGGTGGGACATAATATAATGTTTCTTTAGGATTATTATCATTAAATACTCTAACTTCCATAGAAGGAGAGCCTGCAATAGAAATCCATTCAAGCACCCAATTAATATTAGTATTATTAGTACCAATAAAAAATGGTAGAAAATAACTAGTAAATAAAGATTCAGGTAAAGAATTTACATAACTATCTTTATCTAAGATAAGTTTGTTAAATATATCTTCACCTTTATAATTTAAATCATCTATAATATTAGTAATATAATTTTGTGTAATCTTTTCTAATGTAGTCATTTTTGATACCTTTAAAAATTTAATAAATGCAGGTTAAACTTTGTTATAATTATAAACATGTAAGATAGTAACTAGCCATTACTGTGCCACATTGTGGTATAATTTCTTTTAGATTTAAAAGTTTTATATCCTCATCAAGTTCTTCTTGTGTAATAATAATATTATGTAATGCTAATTCAGCTACTAATAAGTTGTTAACATTTAATTGCCAAGTATTGGTATTATTAAACTTATAAATATTGTTTTCATTTTAAGTATTAAAAATTGATTTAGACCACATTATAGAGAATTATTTTTATTATTTATTATTTTTAATACCTCATCAATTATTAGGTTACCATGACATGGTAATGGTGAACACCAACACATACCAATTACATGTTCACCATTTATTACCATATTAGCTATTTTTTCTATTTCTTTATACATTGGCCCTTTTAATTTTATATCCATATCTAAATCTTTTTTATATTGAGATATAACCTTAGTTCTTTCTTGAAAATTAGCAGCATCATATAACATATATTTATTACCTAATATATGGTTAACTCTATCAAATCTTATTACTATATCTCCTTTTTTTGGTTTTCTACATTTAGCAACTCTAGCCCTAAGATTACCTAATCTTATACTTCCTATCATTTTAATTCTCCTTTTTCAGTCATGTTATTTATAAATATTAAAAAAAAATAACCACTACACTTTTTAGGTGTAATGGTTATTTAGTATATTTAGATAGTTACACTTTTAACACCATGCCATATATGTTAAGTTGGTTGTTTAGTCCATTTGGAAATATCTCCATTGAATTTACTGGTATCAAATATATTTTCCATATATTCAACATTACTAACATTCCATTTTGAAATATCTCCATTAAACTCACTACATTCAAACATACCAGACATATCAGTTACATTACTAACATTCCATTTAGAGATGTTACCATTAAATTTACTATGAGCAAACAAATTTGACATATTAGTTATATTTGAAACATCTAAGTAATTTAGAACAGCATCAATTGATGAATTTCTTATAATTTTCATCAGTTCTTCTTTTGTTGCAACTACTACTGTTTGTTTTGTGTTCATTTTGTTTCTCCTTGAGATTTCTAACCTACATACCACCTAAACGATATGTTCAGATGTAATACATATGGTAGTACATGTTATATATAAGTAACTGAAACAAAATCATATATATATACATATACACACAACTATGTTACTATTATGTAACATAGTTGTGTGTATATAAAATAATAGTGTAACTTTTTAGTGATTTTTAATATATATTAACTACCGAAGGGGGAGATATAATTAATATATATAAACACAAGGATAAGTTACAACCTAATTATAAATTAGCAATGGTAAAAATTTTGGAGTAAAAAACCAAACTAATCTATAACATAGTAAATTTAATTTACCATATAATTTATCTTTTTAACTTTTTATTTTTCTTTATATCATTTATCATTTGCCCTATAGCTATAACTTTATTACCAACAGTTGACATTTCTCTTGATAAACTAACTAATTTATTTTCTAATTGCATTGATATATAAGGATCTTTTTCTTCTTTAAATTTAATTAAAGTGGTATTTAATACATCTTCTAATTCTAACATTTCTTGTTCTTGCATATTAGTATCACTATATTTTTCAGTTATGTAATTTCTATTCCTATTAAGAATAGAATTTACATCTATATCATAATACTCTAAATTTTTACCATTAGATAATAACCAGTATGATAATAATGAAGCTATAACTAAGTCATCGTTATTACCATCAGCGTGATCTACTCTATTATTTTTTATAATTAACCCAAGTATTTGTTCTGTTATAACTTTATCATATATTATATTATTAGTATATTTACACATTTGTAATAACGTAGTACTATATAATTCACTTCTAGATGTTATTCCAGATCCAGATGTAGCAAAGCCTATACTTTTCTTATTTTGTATGAAATAATCATAATTATAATATTTAGCTTGTAATAAAGTTTCAAATTCTTTTTTATTTTCATCTTTATTTTGAGCTATAATATTCCATAGACGTTTAAATGGATTGATATTAAGAGATACAAATTTTTGTATCATGTAATCTATAATAGCTATAGCAGATGATCTTCTTTCTATAATCATTACGGCATTTAAATATTTCATTAAAAAATGTACAAAAAAATCAGCTAATGTAATAAGATTAAGTTCATTAAAAGTAGCTACACATAAAACTTCAGCTGTAGTATGATCTCTCATAACAAAAGCTATATCATCTTTACCAACTGCATCAGATGTATCTACTCCTATTATAAAACTTACTCCATTATTTTTTCTATATTCTATTTCATTTTCAGATATGTACCATCTAAGTATATAGTTATATGGTTTATAGATTTCAGTTCTGTAATTTTCTACTATAGATGCCCTCATTATATCTCTTTGTTCAAGTGGTATAGGTGATGTTAATGTACCACTAGTCCATTTATTAAATAAATCTCTATCAGCATCATCACCTTCAGCTATTGTTTCTTGTAGCTTAGATCTCATCCATTCATCTGAATATCCTAATTGTCTATAACTAAAAGTTAAATTAACTATAGCTCTTTTAGTTTCTTTACCAGTAGCTCTAGAATTAGTGATAATAATTTCATTTAGATTACTTATATCTTTAGCATCTAAAAATAATTCATCCCAAACAGTAGCATTATTAACTAATTTATAAATATATTTAGCATCACGTTCATCTATTTTACCAGTAGTAGTAGTTATTATAGTGCCATATGGCATATTATTTACATTTGCTGCGTCTCTAGCTGCGTTACCAGCCATAAGTGCCGCAGATAAAGCTATTTCTATATTAGGTACAAAACATCCTTCATCAACATGTAATGTAGGTGAAGTAAAACCTCTTCCTACATTATTAGCTAATTTAGGGGAAGCATTAGAAAGATTACCTTTATACATATTAGATAAACCACTTATCTTAATCTCTTCAGTATTAAATATATCTTTTTTATTTCTAAAGTTAAGATAAAAAGGTAATTCTTCCTGTATCTTTTTTAAACGTATTAAATTTTGATTTCTTAAGTCATCAGATCTAGTTAACATATTTATTAAAGAATTAGTAGTACCTATATTTAAAAGGTATATCATTAATACATCTATAGAAAATGATTTACCAGTTTGTCTAGGTTGTATAAGTACAGATGTTACGTGATTAAAATATAACCAATATACAGCTATATTAGCTCTATTAGCTTTAAATAATTCTGGTTCAGTACCAACAAGAGGTGGGGCTTTAATAACTTCTCTAATAAAATACCAAAAATTATGTTTACATTCATATAGTATTTTAGACATTAATTCTAAAGATAAACTATTTATATCATGAGGGTCTATATTAGCTAACTCTGGTTGTATAAGTGCTAATGGAAAAGCGTGATTACGTACACCCATTTTTTTGTAAACAGCTACTAATTTTTTAAAATGTTCATTTTTAGTTTCTAAATGTAATACAGCTGTAGGGTATTTTGCCCAATCACTTTCAAAAATAATCATATAAAATACCTTTATTTAGTTAACAATCATAAAATATAATAAGTATAAAAATAATAGATAGATACACACCTCTCTGTAACCATAAGGTTACAGAGAGGTGCGTTATATTAAAACTTGATGTAGTGATATGATTTAGGTGATGATACTGCGTCCATGATAGTATAATCTGGTAATGTGAACGTAGTAGCATTAATACTAGTAAGATTTATATAGTTATTTAATCCACCAGAAAATGGTGTACTATATACTGTATTTAAGGCTATAGTACCATTATATCCACCTAATAAATATACTCTACTACTAGTTACTATAGCTTGTGAATATGCTACAGCTACAGGTAGA